CCATCCGAATATATGTTTCTTAGCCCACGTTGATGATGTCGGTTGGATACCATTTCCTGGGTCTGCAACTAAATCTTTATATAATAAAACTTTTTCTTTCCAAACATCGATTTTTAATAAATCGGCTTGTGTAGATGGGTTTGTTAACCCTAAAGTAAAGTTTTGTAATTCATCCTCAAACCCTAACAAGAATAGATGAATGATTGCAATTTTATTTAATTCTGCAATCATACTTTTTTGAATTCTGTTAATTGTACGAGCAAACCGAATATCTTGTAATGATAAATTTTTTCCATCACCAACAACTTCCTCAAACCCTAAGAATGCCTTAGGAACACGAAGAGCGGTTAATAATTTCTTTTGAATGTATTCTATATCGGCAATCTCTGATAAGTTTGTCGCTCCCGGTAATGTTGTGATTGGGTCCGGTGATGCCGGGTCACGAACAGGAATAAAATAATCTTGGTCAACCGCCATTTGGTTGAATCTCATATCAACATTCCCGGTCTTTGAATCCACAACTTGTTCTCTTTTGAATTTGTTTGCAACACGATTAACATATGCTTCAACATCATCATCGTTCATGTTTCCAACAAATACTTTAAACATTCTTCTTTCAGGTGCTCTTGATGTTCTGTAAATCAACATTGCGTCTTCCGATAACAATAATTGTTTCCAAATACGTCTTGCCTTTTCCAACATAGAAGTACCGTAAGGAAGTTTTCTGTCATCACCCAGTAATCTAAAGTGAGCCACCTCCCATGATTGAAACTCCATGTTTCTATTTTTCCAAGTAAAGTGGAGAGCCTTTTTATTCTCATCTTTTTCTTTTGAAATGTCTTGCGAAATTCTACCTGAAACGCCAATCTCATGTCTTTCAATCTCAATTGTTGGTAATTGTTGACAACCAATAATACCTTTTTCAGGGTCTAATTTTAAGTAAACGAAGTTATCACCATATTTACATGTATTTCTTGTCCACATTGGTAAATTGGTATTAATATCAAGTGCATTGTTAAATAAGTCCGCTAAAACAGATTTAATTCTTTTTGATTCTGAAAAAATTTGAAGAATAAATCCATCTTCATTTGTCGTTGTTGATTCTTCAGAATATATGTCTAACGCTGCGGAAATTTCCGGAGTATACTCCATAGATTCATAATCGTATTGGGCCGACAATCTCGATGGTTCATAATATATTGCTTGTGAATATAAGTTATTTTCAACTTTAGCCCATTGGTTTGTTAAATAATATGTTTGTTGGGCTTGAAGTTTTTCTCTTTCAAAATCATCTCTATTTGTTGTTCTTAAAAGTTCTTTTTTATCAAACTTAAAAGTTGGATAGTCTTGTTTTAATAAAGAGTTTGGCCCGAATGTCTTGGACAACCTTTGCCAGACTGTAAGATTGTTTTCGCTCATAATTTAAATTTACTAATTACCTTGATAATATAAATAGTTAACGAGCACCAAATAACCATCCGTATTTTTGATAATCACCCTTAGTTGCGTCACCATTATTACTTAAATTACCATTCCTACCCATTTGAGGAACCATAGGGTTGAAAAAATCAGATGAGTTTTTATTTTCATTTACAGTCGTCGCCCATGAATTTAACATCGCCTTTGTATGATTGGTAACTTTTTCTATTGATTGGAATGACTTTTCCGCAACATATAATGCCATGGATACAGACATAATACAATCGTCATGATGACCTTTTTGATGGTCGGGTCTACCATTCACATAGACAAACGTATTCATTTCATTGTATAGTCGATTTGAATATAGTTTGAATCCATGTCTAACTCCTTCTTCAAACGCGGCGATAATCTGAACCCTTTTTGAATTAAAGTTAATACCAGGTATTCTATCGTTTATTTTTGGGTCCCATTTCCACTTATTACTTGTGTCAACGTTATCAACATATAAACCTCCTTGATAATTTAACTCTTGTAGTTTTCTTGCGGTGGAAATACCCATACCTCCGGTGATGTCAATTACACAATAGGCATTATACATTGTCCCCCACTTATACGCAATCTCCGCCAACACATCAGGCGGAACTTTTGAAACATATTCCAATACTTGTTCTCTGGTGTCAAAATCAATAATCTGTATACACGAGAAATCTTCAGAATCCCCTCTTGATACATCGACACCCATAACATATTTGTGACCATTCACAGGTTCTTCAAATATCCATAATGAACCACCCATAAGTTTGGCTCGTGGTTCACGTAACATATTTTTCGAAATATTCTGCATTAATTCAGACTCAAATACGTTATCACCCGAACCCAAGAAGTTACATTCTAACTCTTGAGCAACCTTTCTTCGGTCAAACTTTAACTTTTTAACCATACCCTCAAACCATGCGGAACATGGTTTATACCCTTGAGATATATAATCAGTTACAACCGAGTGGTCTCTTTCATATGGATTTTCCATCGATAAGTTAACAATATCTTTTTCAGAGTATTCTTCTCGATTTAACAAATAATGAACTAAGTCATTGGTTTTAACCATATACAAATCTTTTGTATATCTCGGGTCACGATACCAAAACATTTCAGATATTTTGAAATCGTTCATATTTCTTAATGATTGGTCGTAAATTTCATAGTAAATCGGGTCGTATCCGTTTGGAGTGGATACCACAATAACTTTACCCCCGGTAGATAAGGATGCCATACACGCTGACCAGAAATCTGAATCCGCTTCGATAAACGCCGCCTCGTCAAATACAAGAATGGTTGGGGTATAACCCCTCAAGGCATCTTTTGATGTTGCTACCGCCTTTACTTCACAATCATTACTAAGTTTAAAGTGTCTTTGCGAGTTTTTTTCTTTTGAGAAAGTAACTCCGACCCATGCCGGCCATTGTTCGGTAAATCCTCTTACCTTGTTTGCCATCTCAACTGATGTATCTAACTTGTTGGCTATAATAAGGATTTTCTCGGGTTTATTCTTTTTGGCAAAGACCAACCTTTTAGATATCCAAGCGGCGGTAACTGTTGATACACCGGCTTGACGATACTTCAATGCAATATTCTCATTGTAAGTGTCATAATCTTCTATTAAACTGACTTGGTCGGGGAATAAGTCCAGTGGGACATATTTTGATACGGTATTATCGTAAGTTTGTAAGTAAGTTCGAAGTGCGTAAGGAGTATTCCTCATACACTTCGTAACTTCAATTATTAATTGTTCTCTATTCACACATTAATTTCTTGGTGCTCTAGGTATCCCTAAATCACTTAAAAAGTCGTCTAACATGTCATCATCGTCATCGTTAAAATCGTTTGAATCAACACCTTGTTCTTCCTTATAATCTTCGAACTCTTGTTTCATTACCATAGCTTCTTTAACAATTTCTTTGAATCTGTTTGTTGCTAGTTTGACTTTTGATTTATCGTCAGAAATTGCGTTACCAATTACGTCTAAAAATTCCTGAGCTTCTATTTGATATAATAAAATATGGAACCAATTTATCAATCCTTTATTACTTGGGTCAAATATTTCATCAGGTAATGCGAATCTAATTCTCTCCACTATTTCAGGACCAATTCTTAATTGCATTGGTTCATTACTTAAAGTATCTGTTTGACTTAAGACTTTATTAGCTAATTTTGGGTCTTTAGGATATCCGTGTCTTCCTTTTGCTTCTTCTAAACCTTTTATAATCTCATGACAAAGTATTGGGAATATAAGACCTGTCGCCATAATTTTAGTATCAGGTTGGTCTTCACCTCCTTCACCATCTTCATCCTCATCAGCATTACCTAATTCAACTTTACCTGCAACTCCTTGACCTGTTTGACTCATCATTTCAATCATTTGTTCCATACTGAAATACATGAAATCATTAATCGCCATTATACCCAAATAATCTTGATATAAAGATGGGTCAATTGCGTCTAATCTCGATTTAACTTCCGGTTTTTGGAAAATGTAGTGACCTTTTTTTGCGGCACCTTGGATGATAGCATTAATTATATTTCTTTTGTGTTTCTCCAACTCAAGAATTTCCTCATCTGTTAAATCCTCAATATCAAATGATGGTATTTGAGGTTGTGTGTTTTCATCTTCTTCATCTTCTTCCTCATCTTCAGGTTCAAATCTAAAATTAGAAGCGTCCGGCATTCCTAAATTAGCCTCAATTTGATACCA